TTATTAGCAGATGCAGCAACAGTAGCAATGTTTAAATAAGTGCTACTTGTTGTATCTGTTTCGGTAATTGTACCCATGTCGCGCAAAATACCTGCGCCAGTTAAACCAACTACTGCCGAATAAGAGTTAGCAGCACTTGTTGCTGATGTGGCTGCTGATGTGGCTGATGTTGCAGCAGCGCTGGCACTAATTGCAGCAGCAGTAGCAGATGCACCAGCAGATGTTGCCATGGTATCAATGTAATTTTTAGTAGCAGCATCTTGTGCAGATGTTGGGTCACCAAGACCAGTAATCTTATTTGTACCCATTGCAATAGCACCAGTCATAGTGCCACCACTTAGGGATAGTTTAGTTGCTATTGAGTTAGTAACTGTTGTTGCGAAGTTAGGGTCATCACCTAAGGCAGCAGCAAGTTCATTGAGAGTATCTAGTGTTCCCGGTGCTGAGTCAACAAGGCTAGATACCTGTGTATCTACATAAGCCTTAGTTGCAGCATCTGAGTTAGCAGATGGTGTAGCAAGACCTGATACAGTAAATCCACCAGCAGCAAGGTTAGAACCTAGTGTATTGCTTGAAAGTATTTTGTTAGAAATTGTTTGTGAAGCATCAAGAATTGCAACAGTACCAGTAACATTTGGAAGTGTAATAGTACGGTTAGCAGTAGGGTCAGTTACTGTAAGTGTTGTATCAAAACCATCAACAGTTGAACCTTCAAACGCAATTCCACCGCTAGCAATTACAGAACTTGTAATGGTTGCTGATGTAATGGTTGCGCTTGTAATAGTACCGCTAGAGAAAGTACCGCCAGTAAATGTTGCAGCGCTAGAAGTAATTGTTCCTGAAAGAGTTTTATTGCTAAGGGTTTGAGCCTTTGTAGTACCTACTACTGAACCATCACCTGTACCAAGACCGTGAACATGTGTTTCAATGTTAGTCATAATGCCTGAGTCGGCATCATAACCACGGGCTGCAATGTGGGTTTGTAGTTCGCGGAAGTCACGGGCAGATACAGCATGGCGAACTGTTGCGCCAGCAGAGTGTGCTACTGCCTGTGTGCTATCTTGACCACGGGTAACAGTAAGAGTTGTGCCAGTACCAGCGGTAACTGTGACTACTTCCTCTTTGTTTGTATCAGGGTCAACAAGAAGTGTATAAGGAAAACTTGCAGCAAATCCACTTGTTGATGCAACAACAAAGGATGTATAACTATCTCCTTGTGATGCCGAAGGGATAGCAGCAGTAATAGTTGTTTCTACTGCTGTTGCCGAATAGTACCGTTTTGGTGAGCCTGCATCTCCTGCTGCCATTTATTTACCTACCTTTGATAGTGACTGCGGACTGGGAATTGTCTGCGTTGATTTTCTGCACACTCGTTTAAACGCTGTTGGTAGATACCAAACAAGAAGCGTGATGCAGTTTCGCCTGAACGAGCAGTTTGTTGTGAGTCAAGCAAGTCTGCTGCTGCGTGTTGCGGACCAAGGCGAGAAGGGTCAAGGAAGGAAATCATCCTAAAGGCTGCGCCATAAATGATTACATCCTCAGCGTATGACGGCAGACCAGTAACTGTTGAAAACTCATCTGTTGCTGCCGACAATAAAGTTGGGCGCTTTGAATAAACAACATTGACTTTGCGCCCCGGAACAATAGGAGAGTAAACGCTGATGCTCTTTCCTAGATTGCCACCTGTACCAAATGTTGTTGGATTAGCCAATCGGTCTAGTTGCCATGCACGAACTGGAAGCCACTCGTTGCTTGGACCTATTACTGAGTGAGTAAGATTTAAAATGTTTTCTGCTTCATCAGGTAAATCGTAAGTTGTCTTAGCAGCCACAAAACTAAACTCTGTTTGACCAACACCAAAGATTTGTGGATAAACAGCATTGATAGTGTCGTTAATAGCGCGCTTAATTTCATTGCGTGGAAATAAAGGTGAAACAGTTACTCTGTCGTTAGCAGCATGAGCAGCAGCGGTAGTACCGCGTTGTCCACGACCCCAAGGGGCAAGTGTTAATGTGCTTGATGCTGGATTAACGGTGTTTACATACAACATTTCATCATTGATTTGTATGTAGCCACGACCAATTACTGATGTATCAAAAACAGTAATAGAAGTTGTAGAAGTTGTTGCGCTGGTTGTTAGCCATGTGCTGGCTTCGGAGTTAACCGTATAGCCATGCAATAGTGTATCAACACGCTCAGTTAATTGGTTAAAAGTACTCATAAGTCAATAGACCTCAATGCATCTACCGCAGACTTTCCAGTTGTACTAGCAAGTTCGTTACAAACTGCGTTTAAACCTTTATAGTCTTTTGGTTGTCGGGATGAACTAGCCTTGTAATTAAGGGCAGCAATAAGACCTAAGCCTGTTGTACCAGCATAGGTATTGGCTGCACCTTGTGGGGCTTTGTAAGATGTAACGCTAGTAATACCTGCAAGGCGATTGAGTTCACCTGTAAGTGTGCTTCCTGCAATACCAGTTCCCATTACTTAGCCTTTCTTTTTGCTGCTGCGTTATCAACAAGATTTGGGTAAGGGCGACCAGCCTTTTTTGCTGCTGCTTTTGCCTTAGCCTTTTGTGCAGGAGTTAATGGAGTGGATTTCTTGTTAGGATTTTTTGTATCCCAAAATGTTTTCTTTTTCACCATTTCACCTTGTCTGCCCAGTACGCTGCCGACATTTTGCCCTTGGCAATGTTCTTAGCGTGACGAGCCTTGAAGGATGCTTGGCGTGCAGTTGGTTGTTTATCACCAGTCACGCCTTGCTGTCCAAAACGAATTGTTTTTACTTGCGAGCCTTCTTTAGCCACAACAACATGAGATTTAGTCGGATGACTTGGAGTACGCTTAGGTTTGTTAAAGCCTGCTACACCTGCTCTTGCTAGTCGTGGGTCTTTTTTGGCTGGCATGATTATTACATCATCCCCATTTTAGAGTTTGGCTTTAATTTTGCCTTTGGTTTAACTGGCGCTGTCTTGTTCATTTTAGCCATGTTTGCAGTTGGCTTAGGCGCAACTGGTTTTTTTGCTACTGGCTTTGATGTTGCTGAGCCAGTAATCTTTTTTACTTTTTTCTCGTACATTGGCATTATCTATTTCCCCTATTCTTTGATTTACCCGCTACTGATAGAGCAATAGCGACTGCTTGTTTACGGTTTTTTACAACTGGTGCTTTCTTAGGACCCTTAGGGTCTTTTCCACTATGTAGGGTTCCGCGTTTAAACTCACCCATTACTTTTTCAACCTTAGTTTTCTTAGGCATTAGTCATCCTCAATTTCGGTATCGTTCTTGTGATACATACCGGGTTGAACTGTGACTTTCTTTAAACTTGCTTCTGTTGGCTTGCTGCTTACTTCCCTACCGCCTACGCCGTAAGGGTTAACAGCGCCATAGCATCCACACTCAGCGCACATTTACTTACTCCTTTGGGTAATTACTTTTACATCTCCGCCAACACTTATGTTGTAATCAGCGGAAATCTTGATTGCTCTACGAGCCACAGCCTCAACGCTCTTAATAGAGTTCTTGCTCATGCCTGCTGCTGCTAATGCACCAAGGGCTAAATCGCCACCGCTGCCTACCGCATACAAACCACGGTCATCTCTTGACCATAAGTAGTCTTGGTCAACTTCGTAGATAACACCGTTTAAACAGATAAGTGCATCAAACCCGGCATCTTTATCTTTACTTGTATCGGGGTTATACCCGTGTTCAACCATTACTTCCCGTAAGGAAGGCAGAACTTTTGTCTGCATAAATACATCTGTTGCTATTGTCTTGACTACTTTTGGTGGGTTCCAAAGATAGTTTGCAATGTTGCCTGCAATGGCATCACCTGAAAATCCAAATACATAGTCACCCTTTTTGGTAACTTTATCCACACCTTTTGCATAGTATGGTTTGTCGTCATAGGTAGTCATGGAGTCTGCTGCGATTAACGCCCAGCCTTTTCCCTGAATACCTACAATGGCAGTCATTGTTACCCCTTAAATGTTCCTGTATCAGCATCATAGGCTTTACCAGCCTTATCAGATTTCTCAACAGCATCTCTAATTTTTGCCATTGAAGTTCCAGCAGGTTGAATACCTTGCGCTCTTGCAGCAGCATAGGCATTAAGTTCAGCGTTCCATTTCTTTTCAGTCATACCTTTTGCACTATTAGCATCACCCGTGCTGAACTCTAGGTTAGATGCTCTTAGACACTCACCCCAATTTTCGTGGTCTTGTGTCGGGCAACCTGTTCTACATGCCATGTTTAAACCGTAGTTATGTAATCTCCATAGCCTGCTGCTATGAGTCTTGTTCTTGTTTGGTCATCAATGTCGTACACATGTCCACCTAAATAAACTTCGTCTGCTTCTAAGGTCTGAGTATGGCTTGGATAACGGTATGACGAATACACACCATTTACACGCAGGACAGTAATCCCACGGTTGATACCCATACGCTCAAATAGCGTATGTCCGCCAGCAGGGGTTTCCTTGACGGAAGGTGGTGTGAATTGGTATGCCATAACTCTCCTTAGTGTAACAGGGTAGCGGGCGTTTAAACACCCGCCACCCCGGTACTAATCTCTGAAACTATGCAGAGATGCTTGATGAAGTTTCAATGCGATACAACGCATCCTCACGGTAGCGGGCGAAACCAAGTACGCCGTACCAACCGATTGGGCGGAAACGCATCAACTTATCAGTAACAGGTCCGATAACTACGCCCGGTTCCTGTGCTACTGCTTCTGCCAAAGCCTGCTTTCCGCAAAGAATTGTGCGGTAAACATTTGTCTTTGGAGTAACAGTTACAGTTGCACCTGATGTTACAGCAGCAGTAGTTGCTACTGAAAGGGTGAGAACTGCACCGTTGATTGCTGAAACAAGTGTGCTTGAGCCAGTTGTTGCAGAAATCGCTACACCATCACCAACATCAATTCCTGATGTTGAAGCAACAGTAATTGTTGTGGTTCCTGATGCACCAGTTGCAGCAGTTGTAGTTGTGAAGGTTGACTGATTAGCACCTTCTGCCTTTTGGTACATGCGTGGTGTTTCTACAAAGAAAGCACCTTCGTATGTTCCGATTGTTCCAGCCCATAGGTTACCCTGTGCAGAGTCTGTTTGAGCATGGATGTCGCGCCATCCGACTGAGCCTGTTTCAGCACGAAGGTCGTGTGAAACCTCAGGGTGAATACCGCACCAGTACAAAGAACCTTGGCGTGGAACAGCCTTGTTGCTACGCAACTTGGCTACTGCACGGCGGATTTTTGCAGATGTTAGGGTATCAGTAGATGAAACGGTTGCTGTTGAAGTTACTGAACCGCCATAGATAACATTTGTTCCTTGGCGTAGGCTCTCCATTGCAATCTTATCAAGTGAGTCAGCCATGTTGTAGGCAATGATGTCTGCAACTGCTGGGTCCACATCTGATAGAGAGAATAGTTGTAACTTACGAGTTACTAGAGATGCATTTCCGTATTCTGCAAGTGTTACAGAAGTTGTTGATACATCTGCTAGTGCTACTGCATCAGGGTCTGTTGCCTCTGAAAGTGCAGAAGTAGCCGCTGCCAAGTCATTGTAAAGTGAAAATACAACGCTTGACCCCGGCATTGCTTGCTGTGCTGGTCGCTTGTCTGCAACGCTACGAACTAGCGGTTGCGAACGGAGAGCGAACTCAACATAGCGGTCATACGCAGTTTTGACCAAGCCTGCAAGGGCTGTGGTATTGGTATCTGCCATGAGTCATTACTCCTTTAGATTGGTAGTTGGTTAATTTAATCCAAGGATGCGATTTAATTCATCTGCGTTACCTGCTGCTAGAATTTTAGCCATAGCATCTGAGTCAACTTCCGGAACTTGTCCTGTTGAAACCACTTGGTTAATTCTTGCATTAGCAGAAACATCTAGTGAATTGTTATTTGAAGCCTGCTCTGAATTAGCGTTTTGGGTTGAACCAAATACATCACCGTATTCATTTAGCCAGCCATTGATTGCTTCCTCAGAAGTATCAATGTCTTGCGGTATGAACGCAGCAATCTTTGGGTTAATACCCTTGGCTTGTAACACATCCTTTACAGTACGCTGGCGGGTCTGCGATTGCAGTCCTTTCAACTCCTGTTCTAGTTCTTTTGCACGCTTTTCAAGCGTACGATTTACTTTACGGAGTTGCTTAACTACATCCGTGCCTTCGTCACCGAAGTCATCAAACTCGTCATCATACTCGTTATTTTGGCTCATTTAGCCATCTCCCTTTCATTGGTTGTTGTATTCGCAATCCACAATGCATGTAGGGGAACATACCTTGGCTATTGCTACCAGACTTCTTACACTTATCCGGGCTGGTCGGTCAGATAAGGAACCTAATTATTGGTTAGTCGTACTGCGTAGTGAATAAGCACCTACGCCTGACTGACCACCAAAGCGGAACATTGCTTCACGCTCTGCTCTGCGCTTTGACTTTAACAACTTCTCTTGCTCGCCACCAACAACGGCTTGTACTGCTTCTAGTTCGTTGTAGGTTTCGCCTTCAAGTTTAGATAGTTGTGATTGAGTATCAGCAAGTATTCTTGCTTTACCAAACTCTTGTTTCAATGTGGCTACATCTGATGTACCAGTTGCACCAATCAATGCTTCTGCTTCCCTAGAGCGAGCAGCAGCATCTGCGCCAAGTGTGAACCTAGCGTTAGCAGCAGCAGCACCAATTTCAGCAGCACGGACTTGCTTCTTAATAACATCCATTGCCTTTAATGGGTTAAGAAGGTATCCGACAGCATCTGCTTCTGTTACATACATTTCACCAAGAGCCTGCATAACATCCTTTTGAGATGATACGCGGTCCTTAGCAAGTGATACTCGTTCCTCAAACTCACGGGCGCTAACTTCGTTAGAAATGTAAGTTCCAAGGTCAGAACGCTCACCATAAATCTTTTCATCAAGACCATAGGCACGAAGGGTCTGTGAATAACCACGCTCTAGGTCAATGTATTCGCCTTCGGTAATTGCACGGTTTTTATCGCTAAGAGCCTTCATGCCCGGAAAGCGTGCTTCATAAGATTTAGTTTTACGAA